GCGCACGTGCAAGTTGTACCGCTAGAACATCATCAAACTGGCCACGTGCTTCGCCGTCAATGGAGGAGCGAACAGCGACACGAGCCAGACACTTGCCAACTGGGTTGGGGGTGTTGGCAAGAATCAAGTTGTTGCGTTCTGGTAGGAAGATGAGGTCCTGGTCCTTGTCGTGATATCGAATCACCGACATATAAGGACTTGCCTGCTGTGTGTAATCCCGTGCAAGGATTTGAGATGCAAACTCTGGATACTGAGCGGCAAGAGTCTCTGCGTCTGTGGCAAGGACCTGGACGATTGATATGGTTCTACCGAATCTATCGATTTCTGGGTAGACACCAAAAGGGTTGAGCAAACGAATACGTGGGCTATTGGATTCGTAATCCATCTCTACGATGCCTGGAAGCATACCGTAGGTGTTGAACCAGTCTGCACCAGTGTACATCTGGATCTGTAGTTCGCTTGCTGATACGTAATAGTTAGCGATGCGGGTTCTTGTATCTGCCGCTTTGCGAGCAGAGTCAGAAACCATATTAGTTGCAGAGCAGTTGAAGGAAGGCAGTGGGGCCATTACCTCTGCTAAGTCTCGTGCTGCGACGTCGACAAAGTTAGCAACGAGAGGCTTTGGGTAATCCTCGGAGAACATCGCAGGGTAGACCTTTGAGATATCTCCCTGGCGTACAGATAGGACTTCGCGCATACGTTGATCACGCGCCGCGTACCTAGTCTGTAGACGAGCAGCCTTGGCTGCTACTTCCTTCACTGTAAGCATTTGACCTACTTCTTGTTAGTTCGTTCGCCCCATTGGGTAGTTGCCAGTCTTCTTAGCAATCTTGTCCCTGACCTTGTTGATGTTCTTCTCGGTTACTTTGCCCTTTTTCATTTTGTCTTTGAGCATTTGATTTGCGGTCTTCTTCTTCTTGTTACCAGGCATTATGTCCCCTTAGATAAACTGTTGTTCTTTTTGTTCGAACAAATCGTCAAGGTTGACGACAACTCGCTTGGCTTGCTCAGCCCTACTCAGAAAAGGATTCTTCATATGGTGGACATTGTGTTGCCCATTGGTAATAATCTCTCTAGCGCGGATCTCACAGAACCAAAGGGCCATCACCATATCGGTCTTACCCTTAGTAGTAGGTGACCAGGTGATGAGTTGCTCTATGAGCGCTTTGACATTCTCCGTCTGATCCGACGGAAGATGGATGAGATTGTCCCGATGGTGCTTACCGTCAGACTGCTTCGTTCCAAACAAAGTAGACATACTGGCGACACCGAATCCTGCGTCCCACTTGTTGTTTCCTGTGTGGTGTTCACGAAGTATCACACCTCTTGTCGCTAGGTATTGACGGATGCCTTCATCTTGAGTGAGGAATGACTGGAAGGCGTTACGCTCTACAATCCACTCGGACGGCTTGTACATATCCGTCCACTCAAACATTAGGCTACGGATTTGAGCAGGCGTTGGTCCTGTAATCTTGATGGCATCGACGATGTATCGCTTGTGCGTATTGCGGTCGATTGCGTAGCAGACCGCTGCTGTGTCTCCGACCATTGCTGGGTCGAGGCCGCAGACGAAGTGGAAACCTTGTGTAGACTTAGGGTGGCCTGGATAACCTGGGTTGAGTGGACCAGACTTTCGCATACCGTCAATCGAGCCTTTGACAGAGACAGGATCAAAAACAGCATTGTCAGAAATATCTTGCTGCTGATAGACCAAGGCCCAAGTAGAAGCGTCCATAGCCTGACGTTCGTTGTAGAGGTGACGACCATTCCATCGGGGATAGAGACCATCCTCGGTCTTGTCACTCTCCTCTTGTCCATCGAAAGGTTCATCTGTATAAGGCCAGAGTGTGACCCACTTTTCAGGGTCTTCGTTAGGCTCTAGGAGCGCTGGCATCGCTAGATAGGTCCAAGGAACTAAGCCACCTGGATAGCGGTCTGGGTTACGCAGTTCTCGGTAGAGGTCTACTGAGGCAACTCGCGTACCAACGACGACCAACTTACCCGTTGGGTTCAAACGAGAGCGTACATCCTGGGTGAGCCACTTGATCTGTCGCTCAAAGTCATTAGCATTGGAAAGGGTAACTGCGTCATCTATGATAATCATATCTGCGCGTTTTCCGTAAATCTGACCGCCGATACCTACAGCCTCGATGTTAGGGTCCTTCTCAGAAGACTCACGTAGTTCTTCTCCGAAGGTAACACGGGTAGCCTGCCAGGAGGCAGACTTGGTATTGAAGCCCACCCCTGCAGCATAGGCTTGCTGGAGGTCTTCATACATTGGATGGGTAAGGCGCTGCTTGATAGCATAGAGGAAGTCTGCTGCCAAGCGCTGGGTCTGGGAAACTATAAGAACCCTGAAGTTTGGATTGTTGACAATCTTGAAAGTTACATAGTCCACCGTCACGGTCATAGACTTGGCGTGGTTCGGTGGGATGTTGATAAGGATGCGGTTATTGGCCGTACCCCGCTCGAACCTCATAGAGGGGTGGAGCCACGATGGGTCCTGACCCTCGATCACATCAATAAGATTCTTCTGGTGGGGGAAGGTCTTAGAGTGGAGGAACCGTTCTCGCCAGGTTACAAAGTCTAGGTCGGAGACGTCTGCCTCTGTAAACTTCTTAGTGACCGCACCTAGCCTCGTTCTATCTGCTAGGGACTTGAAGTGGGGGTCTGACCTACGGTAGTACTCCCAGGTCTTGGGAGACTTGCCTGCTACTGCGCAGGCTTGCTCTACTGTCATACCTTCCGCTAGGCATTGGAGGATGACCCTCTTTGCCAAATCAGCGGCTTGCTTGTCAGACATCTATCGTCGCTTCTTATTCTTGCCCTTGTTCTTACGGTCGTACTCACCGATGCCATAGGCTACAGGTGCTGTTACGGCTGCTGTCTTTACGGCGGTCTTGGCCTTAGCCTTGGCGACTACTGGCTTGGCTGCTCGTTCAGCAGCGGATCCTGCTTGAGCAACTCTCTTTGCTCGCTTGGTATCGCCAGCCTTTTGGGAACCTAGCCTTTGTTCAAATGTTCGCTTTGCGGTTCTACCTTCTACGGTGGAAGCACCATAGGTAGAGGACTTCTGTTTTCCACCAGCATCCCTAGCCGTAACGGGCTTCTTAGGGTTTGTGCGCTTGGTGAACGGTTGGTTACCAGCAGAGCCTAGTCTTCCAGGCTTGGTGTTTTCAGCAACCTCGCGGGCTGCCCTCATTCCAACTTCGCGGGATTCCTTGGCGCTCATACGATTGGCTACTTTAGAGACTGCTCTACCTGCTGCCGATGCTACCTTGGCTGAACGCCCGATGGGCGTGAGGGCCGCCACAGTACCAATAACCTTTGCTGCCTTCTCTACCTTAGGGTTTTGTTTCTTCCTGGAGGTAGCAGTGGACCCCACAGGGGTCACTAGGTACGACTTCTTCTTGTTCTTGGCCATTGGGATCCTTTATATCGATGGGCAGTATACACCCCACTAAAAAGCACCGAAGGTGCTGCAGAACTCCCTCGCTAGCCACAGCGACGCGAGGGGTAAAGACTGTTGGTACTAGGCCCCTGAAGCGCCAGCGAGAAGGGGCCGTATCGAGAGAAACTAGAGCGCGACCGTTTCTCTCTCTCTAACTACTCTAAGGCAGAAAAAAATAGCCATTTCCCTCTAATGTGAGGGAAATCACAGAATATAACTATATTGTTATATTCTAATGTGTATAAATACGGACAAACGGTACGACCCAACGGTATAGATCTACTTTAGTGGAGATATTTTGTTGGGGTACATACTATACTACCGTCGCTTATTTATACACCTAGGGTTCCTTTTATCGGTTGGCTGGCTTCGCTGTGCCTACCGCCTACCGCCTGGCGGTAAGCCCGTACCGCTGGGGATATTGGGGAGGGCTTGCTACCGCCACGGCGTCCCCTCATAAAGGTTTCGCCTACCGCTAATAAACCGCCTTGCCCATTGATAGCCAGACCACCGCGCTATCAATCCGCGCCACCGATTCACCGCGCTACTCTCTCGCGTGTTCGTAATACGCACGAACTCTAACGCTCAACGATAGGTGAAGACTTAGCACTCTCGCGGTCTAAGTGCTAACCGATAGACCTAACGAATCGAACATCCGTGCGAATAAAAAATCTTTCTGAAATGTCTTCCATATATGTTAGAAACTGCTACCCTGATCCTAGTGAGAAAGACTCACTACGAAAGGGGCTAAAAAGTGAAGAAATACAGCGTAAAATTTCAGGTATTAGTAAGTGACGATGAAGTGACTAATTTTGAGTACTTTCTAGAAGACCTACTAAAGACCTCAACTTTGCCAGCACTATCGGCTCAACTAATACCGCTCACTCTAGAAGTAAAGAAAGCGAGGAACTAGAAATGGCAGGCTCACCGATTCTCAAGGTTTATTCACCCGCGGGTGAATATGTCGGAAGTGCTAAGGAAGTAATAGGCGCGGCAGTAATGGCCAGCGCCTACGGCGAAGGCTCAACGATTCGCCTAGGTCATAAGGTGATCTTATGGACGGAAGGAACAGACGGCGAGGCTTGCCAGTCTTACGATGTAACTGGCGAACTAATGGCATCAAGGGCGGGGCATTGGGCGCCGTCGATCATCTACTAAAAAGGGGCTAAGTAATGAAACTAGACGAGAAGGAAATCAGACTCATCATCTCATCACTAGAGGCGGATACTCTAGGGATTTGGGGAGACGGACGAGGCGAGGCGATAGAGAAACTCATCAAGAAACTATCAAGAGGGGGCAAGTAATGATTACAGCGAAACCAATGGCGGGAGATGTTCTCGTCTCGTGTCTAGCGGGAGAGGGCTTTATTCATCCCGCGATCGCATTGGAGACGATTAGAGAGAATGAGGAAGTGCTAGACAAGGTGCGCCAATATGGGCGAGGGCTAGCAACTTATGAGGAAGTGCGCGAGATATTCCTCGCCTATTGCTAGGGCGTAGGTCTTGCCTATCGCTTAGGGTGTGCTATACCCTAGGCGGTAGGGAGGGCGTAGGCTTTCCACTAACTACAACAAGGAAAGAGGGGCTAATTATGGAAACAGCAACAATGAGCAAGAAGGCTATCAAGGCGCAAGAGAGGGAGGAGGCGCGGGCGTGGATTCTTTCCCTATTGGAAGGACAAGAGAAACCGACCGCCTACACCATCATTAGAAAAGTGAGCGCGTCGGGTATGTCGCGTCAAATATCGGTAAAGGTCATCAAGGACGGCAGACTCTACGATATCTCCTACAGCGTGGCAAAAGTTTTAGACTGGTCTCTCGTACAGAACGCACATAACGCGGTGAGGGTGAGCGGTTGCGGTATGGATATGGGCTTTCACCTTGTCTCTAGTCTTTCATATTCTCTCTATGGCGACGATTACACAATCCGCCAAGAGTGGGCGTAGGTTAGCCCCTGCCTGCGTGGGGAGGTGGAGAGGGCGAAAGCCCCTCACCCTTCCCTCGTGGAGAGGGTCTAAACGAGACACTCTAAAGCCTCTTAGGAGGGGGCTAGTTATGGACAAGACAACAACATACACCGCTCAATTCATATTAGATTATGCGGTAATCGTAAACAACCCCGTAATGAGGGGAGAAGATCACAAGAAGGAGGAAGTTATCGCTTTCGCTATCTCTGAATTGATGTATCACTACGGGATAGACTTAGAGAAATTGGGCTATCAAGAAGTGAACGTATTAGACGCTGACGGCGACGATATCTATTGGGGTGATGAGGAGTGAGCGTGAGACTGACCAAGAGGGGAAAGAGGGTGAGGGCCGTAGCCATCCTGCTAGGCTTTGCCCTTGCCTATATGTTAGGAACTTCGATACACTACACCGAGAAGGGCTACTGCTGGGGAAGTTTCGTCAAGTGCTACGGACAAGAGGGAGAAGGCAAGTGATTACGCTAGAGACAGGAATATGCGACAACTGCTCAACAAGTTACGACATAGGCTCACGCTTTGATCATTGCGGGGACTGTGGGGTATGTTGGAATTGCCACGCTCAGCATCAGACAAGTTACTGCGAGGGAGAGGGCGAGTAATGAAGTATCGAATCAAGTATGTTTATGAACAATGGTATAACCTAGAGATAGAGGCAGAGGACGAGGATAAAGCGTGGGATATGTTTCATAGTGGAGACTATGAACTTATGGGATACGAACCGCGCCTTGTTGGGGGAGAGATTCAGGCTGACCCCATATTGGAAGAGGTGGAGGAGTGATGACTAGGGATATATGTATCGTCTGCGCTGAGGAGTATCCACCCAATGGAATCCTTATGTGTGATGACTGCGGTATGGATAGAGATATCGAACAGCAACGAGAGAGGGAGGGGGAGCGGTGAACGAATACGAGGTGCGCTTTGAGTTGGTCTATTTCGTCAAGTGGGAGGGGGCGGACGCCGACCACGCGAGGGAGGGAGCGATCGAATACTTTCTTGATGAGTTGGCTACCACTCGCAACCGCGAGGAGTGGCGAGAGTTGATAGAGATGGAAGTGAGGCCGATATGAGTAGGTGTTCGGCTTGCTATGGCAAGGGCTACTATGTCCTCACACTATTAGGAGAAGATGACTACCAAGTGGTCTGGTGTGACTGCCAGATGGTGAGGGAGGGGGCGAGTAATGGCGCTCTGTAATGTATGTGATATGCGCATAGATAATGATTTGATGGTAAAGCACTACGCGCTATGCGATAATGACCTAGTGGGCGGAAGTTCCGCACCCTACGGGCTAGAGGGAGAGGGAGAGAATGAGAATTGATACTGAACTACTGAGGGAGCAACATAAGTTCCTTGCTGACTATCCCTGGCGAGAGGAGCATATGCCAGAAGAAGTAATTGGTGTACTAAATCTAATCGAATCACTATTGGAGGGGGAAGATGACTAAGGAAGATGTGGCAAGGGTGGAGAGGGAGGCGGTGCGCCTCGCTGGGCCGAATATTGGAAAGCAAATCAAGGTGAAGAAGGTACTCACCTACATAATGACTGATCTCGGTGGCACATTTATTCAGGAGGAGGTGGCAGAGGATGAGTGGAACGAACTTCTACACAGTTAGAACCTTTGAGGGGGAGGCTATCATCGGCACGGAGTCGGTGGAGGAGGCGTTACACTACTTCCGTGAACACACACCTGCCAAGATACTCGTCTCTGTTTGGGAGGGGGAGGGCGAGGACATCTACCAAGCCATAGAACCGATCAATGTAACAAGCCTTGTAGTACAGGCACAGATTCAGCAGTTCGACAGACTAAGGGGATTACGACTATGAAGGAGAAGAGGGTTGTTACGGCGGTCAAGACTGCCGTTGCCCTACGCAACTATCAGAGGGCAAGGTCAAGGGCACTCACCCGACTAGCCAACCAATACTACGAGACTTATAGAGAGTTCTTGGAAGAGGAGAAGCAACGTGACGAGGTGGAAGGCAAGAAGTGGCATAGCCTTGACGATAATGCTCGCCTTCGTGTGGGTGGCACACGACCGAGTGGGACAGGTACCCCTACCACCGAAGGAGTTGGTGATGGAGGCACGTCAATCCAAAGCAACGTGGGAGGAGAAGCGTGAGAACCGAAGGATCGCAAAGGCTTACGCTAGTGCGGGATGGGGATGGAGAGGGAAGGAGTGGAAGTGCCTCAACTACCTCTGGACTAGCGAGTCTCGCTTCGACCACTACGCAGACAACCCCACCTCAACTGCATACGGAATCGCTCAACGACTTGGTGAAGATAGTAGACGACCTCGTATCCAAATACTTAGAGGTCTCAGATACATTGATCATCGCTTCGACACGCCTTGTCGAGCGTGGGCGTTCTGGTTACGCAACTTCTACTACTGATGTGGTAGAGTAAGGCTACGCTGGTAGCCCCTTCCATACTAGCCCCTCCTAACGAGTAGCCCTCACCGAAAGGTGAGGGTTTACTTGTCGTTCGAGTAAAAGCCAGAACCCTTGAACTGTATAGAGGGAGTGGTATAGACACGCCACATCTCTACCTTACATTCAGGGCAGGAGGGAGAGGACGCTTCGGCGTGGATGGATCGCTCGACATCAAACTCGATGCCACATTGAGAACACTTATAGGGGTAGCGCATAGTCTAACTTCAGAAAACCTACGAGTTTCATCTTCTTGGAAGTGTTAGCAAACTCTGTGGTAGTGGGCATCCATCGCTCTTCCCACGCTGGTTGTGGTACACGCGATAGGTCAAACGCAAAGACTCCTTTAGGTGTCGAGTTGATATACCAAGGGTCAAGGATTCTGAAACCTGCCTCATCCACAAGACGGACATACTTGGAGTGTTCAATGAGTAGGTCTGGGTAGTGTGTGTGACGACACTTGAGTTCGATGTAGAACTTCTTGTCGTCGCTGATGCAATCGAAACTGTCGTACATTCCTTCTGACTTGTATAGATCAGGGAAGTGTTTGCCTTTGAGGTACTCAAAAAGATCTGCCTCTTTCATCCGAAGGGACTCTCCCCGCCTAAGTGTGTGACTACCTCGCGGAGCGCATTGATAATGCGCCTGTCGGCAGTAGAGATGGCGCACTCAAAATGCTCTGCTATCTGTTGGAGTGTGTGGTTCTCGTGGTAGCGAAGGCGCAGTATCTCTTGCTCGTCCTTCTCTAATTCGAGGTAGCCCTTCTTGATATCCACAAGGATAGCCAAGAGGTTGCCACCTTCTGCTGGGGCAGATGGGCGCTGTGGTCTACCATCATTGATCATATTCTGTGCTTGTTCTAGGGCAGTCTCATTGACTACCGAAGCAATCACATAGGGCAGGAGTTGGCTGACTGTGATGCGGTCATAGTAGGACTCATCTTGTATCTCATAGCCAGACTTAGCGGCCTTCTCTTTGCGAGCGTAGCGCTCTAGCGAGCGTTGCATCTGCCATCCGATACGTCTCTCGTTATGCTTCTTGACCTGCTCATCTGGCTCCTCCATCTGCTTGTTGAAGTCCTTAGCACGAGCCGTCAGGAAGAGGTGTGCCTCTTGCAATAGGTCTGCTCGCTCAACATAAGCCCAGAACCTACGATGGATGGTAGTCACCACGCTAGGTATCAGTTCACGAAGAGTCGGATGGAGTTCAGTCACGTTTACCCCTTGCGATATTGACCGCTTTATTACAGGTGCAATCTGAAAAGGACCAGCACTCGCTATGAATAGCCTCAATCTCTTGGGCTATTCGCTCGCGCCAGTAACGTTCTAGTATAACCTGGACATCTTTAGTACCAAGAACAATATATTGATACTTTTCTTCTTCGTCATACCAAGAGAGTTCATCTCTGTAATGCTTCAACAATCCATATATGTCTATATTCATTCTACAAATCCTTCACGTAGCATAATCACTGCAAACTTTATGTCGGTTGAAGTTAGAATAGGATTCCAAGCACCGTCAGGAGTTACATCAGATGCATAGCGTTTTTCTGCGCCACCACGCAAATCCTCGATTTCTTCTGCTATCTGCTCCCACAGTTCTTGTTCAGTCATTAGGTAATTCAGGCCAATTTTTATCAAGTACCATAATGGCGATGGCACTGTAGTTCAGTAGGTCTATGAAGGAATCACGAAGAGACTCGTTGCTTGGCTTGACTCCACTATCGAGAAGGTTATTGATGCGGGCAATCTTGTCCCACATCCTGACGCGAAGGCCGTTGAGTGGACCGCCTGGTGATCTGGCTACATTGAGTGGGCCATAGTCTGAGTGTTTACGCAGAAGTAGATTACCTGCTGTGTCAAAGACCTGCCACATATCGGCAGTGAACTTAGCATCTACTCCTTCGTAGGGATTGGCTTGGCTGTTATCGAGCCAGCCTTGTAGTCTATCGAGAGTATAATCATCCCCATATCCGTCAACAATTCTGCCACTTCCTGCAACTCCCGCTTGGTTGTCACTCACTTCGCTCCTCCAAATAGTTTCCGTAATTCTTCTGGCCCATTGGACAAGTAGTATTCATTGATGTCCGTATTGGGTGGTAATGTTACTATAATACCATTAGTTAGTTCACCTTGGACACGCCGTGCGAACTCTGCTCCTGGGTTTGTTCCGTCTTCTTTCACATCATTGTCGCCTACCACATAGACAATCTCATATCCAGCAAACAACTTACTAAAGTGCGGCTTCCACGCCTGCACTCCTGGTATTCCTACCGCTGGTATACCAACGATGGCCGATAGGATCACTGTATCTAACTCACCTTCACATACCACCACAAAGGGTGACTGAATGAGGATGTCAGATACATTGTAAGGATGTGCCTTCTGTCCTACTGGCTGGCCATACTTTGGCTTGCCATCATCAATGCGACGGAACTTCACTGCTACGCAGTGACCCATCGCTGTGATATAGGGAATGGATAGCCACCCCACATAGTCTTGATGACCTTCCGCTGGGTCAACCACTGTACCCAGGGTCATCTGCTCTGCTACATCCTTAGATATACCACGTCCTTCGAGATACGCTACGGTTGCCTCGTCGAGACTTTGACTGTACCGCACCACCGTTTCCAACAATGATCTCGTCTGCACGGCTGACTGCATCTTTATACCCCAACCCCTCTTTTTCCATAATCACATCTATTGCTGACCCACCCTTGCCACAGGTGTGACAGTACATCAAGTTATCATAGGTATTTAGAACCGCACTCCTTCTGCTGTCATCGTGCAAACAGCATCTAACAGAAGCGGCTCTTCCTTCCCTTACCTCACCACCATAATAAGAAATTATTATGGCTATAGGTATATCAGTTCCCCTGCTTTTCTTCTTACCTCGTTTGGATCTTGAATAGTCAGACATACTTCCCCTTACGTAGGTTACATATGACGTGTGCTGGTCTGACGTTTTCCAGGCTATCTGCACCCGAAGAAGATATAGGAATCAAGTGGTCTATATGTAGACCATACTCCCAATCTCCAACGCCTTGCTTACGAGAAGCCATTAGGTTTATCTCGCTACCGCATAGGTGGCAACACATTCCGTAAGTATCAATAACCTGTTGTTCAGTATAAGGTATGACCTCTGCTGATTTTATCCTAGCCCTACGCCTTCTTGCGTGAGTCCTGGATTTATCAGGGTTCTTTTTGTGGTACTCCTTTTTATACTCTGGTCTTTTCTTCTTGAACTCTCGCCATTTTTCCGAACGTCTCTCTTTACTACTACCTGGCCACTGAGCCATATACTCTTTCATAGCAGTCTTGCAAGGATCACACGGTGGAAGAACCTTGTGATAGTAATGAGAGGCGTACCCAGAATAAGTACCACATTTCTTTAGGGTGACTGCGTTTGATGCAGACTTACCTTTTCGCCCTTGCGAGCGAACCACCCTTGTCCAGTCTTGTGCTGACATTCGCAGTCCTTACACTTCTTGTGTAGTTTCTTCGCTTCCTTGATCTTCTCCTGTTGGTTCAGACTCGCTGCTTCCCTGCACGTCTGACAAATCATCTTGCTTCTCCTCTACTGGTTGACTCCATATTTCTGTGCTAGTGATCTGACCCTCTGGTGTCGGCATTATCTATCCAACTTTCTAGTGACTGAACTACCCAGGCTTTCTGGGTAGGTGCGTTTCTACGTTTGACTATGACGAAGGCTGGAGGTACGGAGGCGAGTCCCCTAGCCTTCGCATAGTTCTCGGCTTCCACCTGCGCCTCTTTCCAGAAGGCAGGCAGATCAATCTTCTTTCTGTTCTTCAACTCTAAAACATAGGTCTGACCTGCGACGATGGCAACCAAGTCACCCTCGTCATTGGCTCCAGCCTTAGCCAGTCGTTCGACGAAGTGACCTAGTGAGCGCAGATACTTCATCACATCTGTCTCGAACTTAGTCCCCTTGGTCTTATTGTATGTTGACACCCAACGCCTCCTTCACTCGAAGTACGTCATCGACGTAGTGCTTCTTCATATACTTCTCAAAGGACTTGCGATCCTTGAGGTAGCGCTCCTTGGAGTTAGCCTCAGCATAGATAGTGTCCTTGTCTGCCTTCCCATTGATGAAGTGCAGATGCTCCCAGTACACACTTGGGAAGTAGTAGTAGGAACCTAAGCCTTTACCTAACACCTGCCAGAAGTTATCTGCATAGAGGTGCTTGAGTTGTGGTGGTGCCATAAAGCCTAATGACTTGACGATATTGGTAGTAATCATTACCGATGTAGGCAACTTGTCTTCTTGTAGCAAGTCATTACCGTAAGCAATTCCATAGCCCTGCTTGGCTAGAGTGATAGACATAGCAACATCCCACGCCTCAGTGGTTACGATGTTGTCATCGCCTAAGAATGTGAAGAACAGGTAGTCATCAACATACTTCATTGCTATCTTGTTGAGAGTAGCGATCATATATTCACGAGGACCTACCTCATACATCACGCCATCTAGTCTGGGGTAGTTATGCTCATCATCCTCATCAAGACCAAGCACGATATCGGATACCTTGCTGTGTTCCTTGAGATACTTGACCGCTCGCTCTGCGCTCGCAGCCCTACCCCTGGTAGGTATGATAACGAGATTACTGTTGGCGATTTGCATATTGTGCATCCCTAAAGTACATACGACCCAAGTCGCTCGTGACTGACTCGATCTGACACGAGGCAAAGTTTACCGAGAAGGTTGCATATTCCGTGCCATTGGCTGTGTGTTTTCCAAAGCGATTCTTCACCGCTGCTACACGCAGTGACTTATTCAATGGGTCATAACCCAGTGTGCATATCATTGCTGGCAACTGAGATACCTTGCCGTGAATAGCACGACGTGGTGGTGGATACTCAGGTGAACCATACTCAGTAGCCTCAGAGACGTGGTGTAATACCATCACACAAGCCTCAGTCTTACGTGCCATATCGTGCAGTTCAGCCATAATCGCACGAAGTCCTGCCCACTCATTGTCTGTCTCAGATACTACGTTCATTAGGTTATCTACCACGATCAACTGTGGCATCTCACCATAGAGTTCTACATAAGCCTTCACTTCCATCTCGATATCATCAAGACTGGGTGACGAATCAAAGACCCACTGAATGTGGTCAGCCTTAGCCATAGCCTCGTCATAGTATGAAGGGTTACGGTCAAGGTTTTGTTCGACAGTTGCCTGCGTATGCCCAGAGACCGCTGCTGCGGTCCTGAGCATCACAGTTGCAGTATCAGTATCAGCCGAGAAGAACAGCGTAGGTATGCCAGCCTTGATCGAGTAGACCAAAGCAAGCATAGACTTACCAGCGTTAGGTGCAGCAGCGATCATACAAACCTGACCTCTACGAAACCTAATATCTTGGAGTGTTAGTTCTTTCCAGACCTCAGGTAGTGGAGTTGCCTTGGTGCTTACTGTTCCCCAAGCGCGGGAAAGTTTGAGCAAGATACACCTCCACTGGAATCGACTCTAGTATTATGTTTTTTCGTTTACGAACAGCGAGTCGTTCTCTTGGTGTCAACCCGCCCCATATTCCAAATGCTTCGTGCTTGATGCCCCATTCAGCACACTCAACTTGGTGTTCACACCGAAAGCAAATCTCCTTGACAGCCTTCTCTGGTGTATGACCCTTCTCAGGGAAGAAAATCTCAGGATCAGTTTGAGCGCAGAGTGGGGCCTCGAAATCTCGTGGCCCCCTCACGGTCTAAGCCCAGATAGTCTGGCACTTGTCGGTTGCACCCTTAGGCGCTGCGCACATCCAACCTCTCCACGGCCCACGCGCTGATGTGCCAGTACGGAAGGTCATTGTGCCGTGCTTACAACTAGGTGACTGACCTTCGACTACTGCTGGTGTTGATTCAGCAGAGGCAGGTTGTGCCACTGGTGCGTCTGACTTTGGTACGAAACTACGACGGTATCCCCCAGTTTGTGGAGCGCTTCCCAAAGATTGACTCACACTGTGGATCAATGCCGCCGTGTCCTGAATAGTAGTGAGCGAAGACTCTAGTTCTGCTGAGTCCTGCGCATAAAGATTGACGAGAGTTCCATCTGCCAACTTGAAGTTGACCTGGAACTTGGTTGATTCGGATGCTGCCATTTCACTTACCTCCATTGATTGCCTTGATTGAAAGCCTTGTGCTTTCCTTTCCTTGTTTTGTCGGCACGAAGCCTAGTGCTTTCTCCACTGCTTCTTTGTCAACTGTATTACTCTGAACTGTAGTCCATCTTACTTCATATCCAGTAGTGGTAACTCCAGTTACTCCAGCAAGCGATTCACGGATTGCTTCCTTCTTCGCTTCCAGTGTCTTGATCTCCTCATCTATCTGTGTGTAGTGCAACACCGACAGACCCTGCTCTTCTGGTATGACAGGTAATTCAGTTTTTGTACGTTCTTTTTTTAGACCAACGCATCCCATCTCCCCAGAGGCGTCGAAGTATTTGCAATAGAACTTGCAGTAGTTCTCATCGCGTTCTGGTTCGGGTG